TTATTTAAGCGCGAACGTCTTTCCCAAAGATTCATGGTCATTGTCCTTCCAGACGCCGTCACAGAGAGAATGGCAGGCCCGCTTGGCAATGTACATTTTATTCTGTTCTCTATTCAAAAAGATAGAACAATTGTGCCCTTTTGAAAACAAATTTAACGGTTTGGGCAATGAATTAGGTTTATCGGAGACCTTGAAGGCAATCTCCAGGCCACCATCGTATTCGTTGTCGAGCGAACGGCCTAGGCTCACTTTCGCAGCACTGAGATCGGTGGCATATTCATTCAATTTTGGGCAAGATTGAATGATTTTAGGAGCGACAGCTTTACCTCTAGCGATCAGTTCCGGATCGCCCTCGCTACTTATCGAGAACCTTTGTTTTTGGAGGCGCGCATCTTGGCTTTCAGAGCATGACACGCACAAAAAAAAAGGAAGAATTGAAAAAATAATCAATAGTATGTTCATTTTCTCTGTTCCCGTCGTGAGATTATTTTTAGGCGCTTTTTTTCCGTTTGCTGGCGAGGAGTTCGTTCAGCAGTTTCTTTTCTTCACTATATTTTAAAACATCACGCTGCGCGTCCTCATCCATCTCCACCAGTACTTGCTCTATCAACCACATTACCTTCCCCTTGGTCTCTGTTTTTTGCGGATGGTCCCCCTCCCCCACCAAGAGCCAATTGAGATCCAGCTTGAAATATCTCTTTAGAGATACAAGTATCTCTGCCCCCGGGGATTTTTCATTTTTTTCGAGCGCTGAAATATGACTTTGCGAGACGCCCAGCTCTGCGGCTAGCTCTTTTTGAGTCAAGTTACGCTCTTTACGAAGCTGTCTCAGTCGATCTCCAAACATAAAACTTCTATAGCGGTATTTTTTTGTTGATTGGATGCCTCTATAGAGGTATAAACACCCCCACGGGGAACAATATTACCCCTGGGCGGATAGTATCAGGGGCGGGCGTAATTTACAACGTCCGTATCCCCGTAAAAACAGGACAGTTGCCGCAGGGGCGGCGGACAGGAAAGAGAACGTGGCACCGGTTCAGCTCAACATCTTCAATTATTCCAGCCTGCATACGGTTGTCCGCGATGTGAAGGAAGCATTGAACGCCGAGGTGGAGAAATCCGGGAAGTCCAGGGATAAGGTGCTCGACCGGGTCAATGAATTGGCGAAGCGCCACCGGATGCCCCTGACCGGACAAGGCGGTTTGAGTAAAGCCCTGTTCGAAAAATATCTGAATCCAGAGGACGAGAGCCGGGTCCCGGGTCTCAAGGCCCTGGTGCTGATCTGCGCTGCCCTGGAAACATCGACGCCGCTGGCGGTGATCGCGACGGCCCTTGGCGGGGGCCAACTGATCGGACCGGAAGAGGCCAGGCTGCTCGAATGGGCCAGGGCACACCGGGAATCCAAGCGTCTGCGCCAGAAAATGCGCCGACTTGAAGAAGATATGTGATGGCGAGAAAAGCGAAAAAGCGCAATGGCGAAAAAATCTACACGTGGATGAGGAAGAACAAGCTCACCTATGTCGACATTGCCAGAGAACTCGAATACGCGAGCCACGTGCCGGTGTGGCGCACGGTCCACGGGGAAAAGAACCTGCGGAAGGTGCTGCGATACCTGCTGGATCATGGGTGCCCGCCGCGCATCCTCTCCCTGCCGGACGATATGGAGGCCGCCCAGTGACGACCTACAGACGCATTGAGGCGGTGCGGGTGTCGATCGACATCCTGCGGTACCTCGCCGAAGTGAAAGAGCCGGCGACCGGCAAGGATGTCGCCGTGGCGGTGGACATGCCGCACGGCACGGTGATGTGCCACCTGGCCACGCTGGAAGATGAACGGATGGTGCGCTGCGTGGGCGGCGCCTGGGAGTTGGACTTGGGGATGGCGATGTTTTGGGCGCGGAAAAAAGCGCAGCTCGCGTCGCGGATAGCCAGGGACAGCAAGGATCTTGAATCGTTGGGAGAATGAAATGAGCGACATTACGAAAAGCCTTAAAGAGGCTTTGAGGCGGCGGCAGACGGAAATCGATCCTGTGTCCGAGGCGTCCAAGGATGTGGTGGCACTGGAACAACAGCGCGAGGATCGGGCGCTGTCTGCCCAAGAGGAGCGAGAGCAAAGGATCGCTGACAGTTATGAGTTAGCGGGGCGAATTCAGGCGTTCACGTTTGTCGAAAAAGTGGCGACGGTCGCCAGTTTGGTCCAGTTGAAGAAAGTCAAGGAATCCAAGGTTTATCGCGATCTTCCTGGGATAGGGTCGTGGAATAACTATTGTGAATACATAGGATTATCCAGAAGAAAGATTGATGAGGACTTGCAAAATATCGCTTTGTTCGGAGAGCAATTTTTGGCGACGGTCGCCAGTTTTTCCCTCGGCTACCGCGAGCTGCGCAAGTTGCGTCGGCTGACCAACGAGGGCACCCTCCAGGTGACGGACAGCGAGGTTGTGATCGGCGAGAAACGCATTCCACTGTCGCCCGATGCAAAGGACGAACTTGAGATCGCCCTGGAACAGCTGATCGAGGCCAAGGACCAGGTCATCGAGGAAAAAGAGGCCACCCTTCGGGCCAACAAGAAGCTGATCGCCTCCAAGGAGGAGTTGATCCGGCGTCAGGAAAAAGACCTGGCCAAGTACGAAAAGGAAGTCGAGGCCAAAGGGCCGGAAGCCTTAGAATTGGAATTCATCCAGAAAATGCAGAATGCCCGGATCACTATCGAGGGCTGGCTGAACCAGTTCGACCCGTCGCTCAACCCGCTGCCCGAGGACTACACGCCCCGGATGGCGAACGAGATGATGATCACCCTGCAGTCCCTGCTGCGCTCCATCAAGGCATCCTACGATACCGCCGCCGATATTTACGGCGACCCCGACCTGGACGGCGGTTCGGGCTGGGTGCCGCCGCACCTGCGCACCGACGAGACGGACAAAGAGTGACCCATGGAATGGGCCAGGGAGATGGTCGACCGGCTCATCCATGCCGGCGCCGGCGATCGGGGGCGGATTATCGCCGAGTACCGGCACCTATCGGGGAAGTCGGCGGCCACGCTGTACCGGATCGCCGCGCAGCACGGATTCCGGGCCAACAGGTCCGAGCGAGCGGACAAAGGCCAGCTTAAATGCGGCGTGACCGAGGGACAGTTGCAATTTATCTCGGCGCTGATCTCGACCAGCGCGCGCGAGGTCAAGGGCACCATCCTGCCGCTGTCCGAAGCGAAGAAGATCGCGGAAGACAACGGCGTGCTGGCGCCCGGGCAAGTATCGCTGGCGAGGTTGCAGGCCATACTCAGGGAAAGGGACATGAACAGCACGGCACTCAACACGGAATCACCGTCCATCAATATGGCGAGCCTGCACCCGAACCACGTGCACGTGTTCGACGCCTCCATCTGCATCCAGTATTACCTCAAAAACGGCAAGGGGTTACGGATGATGGACGAGCGGGATTTCCGCGAAAAGAAACCGGTCAACATGGGGAAAATCAAGGACCGCATCTACCGCCTGGTGTTGGCGGATCACTTCAGCCACTGTCTGTTCGTCAAATATTACAAGGCATTGGGCGAAAACTCGGCCATGACCTTCGATTTCCTCACCTCGGCCTGGCGCGGCGGCCATCACGAGAAGCTGCCCCTGCGCGGAGTGCCCTTCTTCCTGCTGATGGACGCCGGCGCTGCCAACGTGGCCAAAGGGATCATGGCGCTGCTGGAGCGCCTGGAAATCGACATCCCGAAGAACATGCCGCACAACCCGCGGCGGCAGGGCTCGGCCGAGTGCGCCCAGGAAATCATCGAGACCCATTTCGAGGCTCGGCTTCGATTCGAGCCGGCCACCACCATCGAGGATCTGAACGCCTGGGCGGCCGACTGGCTGGTGGACTGGAACGGCACCAGGACACACCGGCGCCACCGGATGACCCGCAACGCCTGCTGGCTGACCATCCGGCAGGAACAGTTGCGCGACCTGCCGACCGACGAGATCCTGCGCGATCTCTACGCCGAGCCCGAGGTGGAACGCACGGTGGCCGCTGACAACACCATCTCCTTCCGCGGCGAGTCCTACCGGGTGAAGCACATCGAGGGCATCCGGCCCGGCAGGAAGGTGCAGGTGGTGCTGCGTCCGTATCACTGGCCCGAGATCGCGGTGCGGTACAACGATGCCACCTACCTCGCCCGTCCGGTGGGCAAGATGGCCGGCCGGTTTGCTGCCGACGCGGCGATCATCGGCCAGGAATACAAGGCGCAGCCAGAGACCCCGGTGCAGAAGGTGCTCAAGGCCAACGACAATTTGGCCTACGGCGAGGAGCGCGGCAAGGATGCCCTACCCTTCGGCGGCACCCTGCGCATGATGGGGCACATGGCCGACGCGATCAAGGCCGTGCCCATGCCGAGACGGGGGACGGTCATGGAGGTATCGAGGGAGGATACCAGGAAAATGGTGCCGATCATGGAACTGTTCAAACGATTGCGGGCCGCAGGCGTGTTGTTGGACGGACCGACCAACCAGGCTCTGCGGGCCGAGTACGGCACGGCCATCGATGCCGCCGAGGCCGACCGGATCGTGCTGTCCATGGCGGCCGGGTCGGAATGGCGGCAAACCGAACCGAACCTGCGGCACGCTACCGAGGCATAGCCGGCAACAAGGGGGAGACGACAATGGGCAAAGCAGAGGCACATCAGATGGCATTCGCCCCTCTGGTCCTTAAGCAGATGATGCTTGAATGCGATATCAGCCAGCCGGCACTGAGGAACAGGATAGCGGCACTCCTCGGCCGGGAGATTTCCCGGCCGACCGTCAACCTATGCGTCAACAGGGGCTATGTCCCAAAGACCATCGACGGGTTTGTCGCGGCGGTGGACAAGATTGTGACGACGGATGCCGCGTGTTCGGCCTGGCTTGAACGACATGGCCTGACCGTGGCGGACATTTGGCGCAAGCAGGGCCGCGAAATGCGCCACGCCAAGGCCCGCGGCCATGGCCGACGGGTGAGACTGGGCATCAAAACCGGCATCAGCCACTCGCAATTAACCGGAGATCCTACTGAGATAACCATCACCAGGGAGGTGGAGATGATCACCACGGCAGCGTTGCGGCACTTCAAGCTGTTCCGCAATCCATTCATCGACGACATCCAGAAAGATGCCGACGTCTACATGAGCGACGAGCATCGATACATCGAGGCCGCCATGCTCGACGCGGCCATGCACGGCGGCTTCCTGGCGGTGATCGGTGAGGTGGGCAGCGGCAAGTCGGTGATGCGCCGCAAGGTGGCGGAGACGCTCAAGCGCGACGGCGGCACCATGGTCATTTTTCCGCAGATGATCGACAAGGGCCGGCTCAACGCCTCTTCCATCTGCGACGCTATCGTTATGGACGTGAGCAGCGAGCGGCCGAGGATCAGGCTTGAGGACAAAACCCGCCAGGTGCAGCGGCTGCTGCTCGACCGCGCCAAAAGCGGGTTCCGCGCCTGCCTGATCATCGAGGAGGCGCACGACCTCAAGGTACAGACGCTCAAATACCTGAAGCGATTTTACGAGCTTGAGGACGGCTACAAGAAGCTGCTCGGGATCGTCCTCATCGGCCAGACCGAGCTGAAGCACATGTTCAACGAAGCGCAGAACGTGGACATGCGCGAGGTAATCCGGCGGGTGCAGGTCGCCGAAATCAGGGGCCTCAACGGCCACCTGCACGATTACCTGGAGGTGAAGTTCAAACGGGTGGGCGGCAAGCTCGAAGATATCTTCGCCGAGGACGCCTATGCCGCCCTAGGCAAGCGGCTGACCAGCAAGAGCCGTGACGGCAAATCCACCATCAGCCATGCCTATCCGCTGACGGTGAATAACTACATCGCCCGGGCAATGAACTACGCCTGCGAGACCGGTGAGGCCAAGGTGAGCGCCGAGGTGATCGACGCAATCTAAAATCGGCCCGGAATTTTAAAAACCAGGCCGAAATTATAACCGTTTTAATAACAAAAGGGAGGCGAGATGAAGGTGGGATCGTACCAACTCGGCACAAAGGCCGAACGCATGGAGATGCGGAAGAAGTTATCGGGCGGCAAAATCTGCCCGGTGACCAACGGCCTGCCGACCGTGATGAGCGAGGAGGGCTTCCGCACCGCCTGCGAGCGGCGGCGGGAGCAGGACCGGCATGAATGGAGCGAGCGGCGCCCCTACAAATATACCTGGTGCGATGAATGCCGAGGGAAGCAGCGGCCGGATGAGCTGCGGATCGTGAACCTGGCCGCGATGATCGCGGCGCGGGAGATGAAGAAAATGGTCGGAGAGAGGCTGCCACCGCTCTCCGACCGGAGCTGAGCATGAGCACAATCTAATCAATTGGCCCGCAGCCACGATACACCGTGGGGAACGGGGCCGCAACCACGGAGAAAGACAATGAACAGTAATGCGGAAAAACAGATGCAGGATCAGCTGCGCGACATCGGCGCCACTATGGAGTCGGTGCGCGCCAACGTGCCGCGCGTGAAGCGTACTATGGGATTGGAGGATCACTTGTACAGGGTGTGGGATGCCTCCCAGGAATTGCAGCGAGCCCTGGAATTACCGGGGGTGATCTCCGGATACCGCGCAGACGCCGTGGATCAGGTGCTCCGCATCATTCAGTTGATGGATGAGTGTGACGCCGCTCCGGACACGCGGCAATTGATCAGCATCGGCTACGCCTGCGAACTGGCGCGGGACAAGATCCGGGCCTACCTGGCCCTTGACCGCGCCGCCGTCAACAAATCCATCCAGGCCGGATGGAATCAAGGAGATGAGGAATGAGCAAGGTGAAAGGCAAGGCCACGCCCCGGATCGCGGTGCCGCAGAGCAGGGAGGAGGCCGAGACCTGGGTCCGGCAAATCGGAGAATTCCGCCGCCAGGTAGTGCGGATCGAGACGGCGATGAACGACGAGATCGCCCGGATCAAGGCCGAGCACGAGGAAAAGGCGCGGCCGTACCGCGAGGATGTCGAGGCCCTGCTGGCCGGTCTGCAAGCCTGGGCC